ACAATCTTGCATAACTTTAACCATTGTAGAAACTAATTGAGGATTCTTTTTGGCATATCCTTGCCCTAATCTTTTATCGATACTATTAATAGACTCTAATAGATATTGATCTGCTAAAAAAGTGACGACATCAAACTTGTCGGTTACTCGTGCTACGGGTTTCATAGTGTAAATGTGTGTATGCTTTTATAGAATAGCATAAAAAAAGAGACCCGTCAAGGGTCTCTTTGAAAGATATATAAGCATCTCGCTTACATAAGGTTTTTAACAGCAACACGTCTGTAGTAGCGGTTTGAGTTAACACTAAGGAAACCAAGACCTGCTTGTGTGCCTTCTGCGAATGGGTTAGCAACCATACCATAACGAGTCTTAAACCCGATTTTTGGTTGGAAACTATTTTCTCCCACTGCACGAACCATCTGAAGTGGAACGTAAGGGCAGTAGAACAATCCAGCATCGTATGGAGATGTTCCTTTGTAACCAACAACATAGTATTGATTACCACCTGTAGGAGCAGCACCACCAGATGCAGAACCTGTTAGGTTAGCAGCATATGGGTCGATGTATACTCTGAACTTACCTTGTAATGTTCCAGCAAATGTATTACCGGTGTCATCAACGTTAAGGTTAGCATTAAGTGCAGGAGTGTAGTCAAGAACGCCAGCCATTGTTAGAGCAGAAGCAACGTCAGCAGAACAAAGGATGATGTTACCCTTTCCTCTACGAGTTCTTTGTGCAATTGCGTTTGCATCTCTTTCGATCTGGAAGAGTAGTCCTTTGAACTTCTCAACTGACCATCTACCGTTGGAGTCAACGTCTAAGTCAAATATACCAGCGGTTGCAACGTTTTGAACAGCACCTTGCTCTGCAGTCTTATAGATTGTTCTGATAACTTCTCTGTTTATCTCAGCAAGTATCTCAGTTGATAAGATGTTAGCAAGTTCTGCCTCTGCGTTTAATCCGTGGATTGCCTTAAGGTCTTGAGCAAGTTCTAAACTATACTCTGCCTTTAGTGCTCTGGACTTAGCAGTAACAGTGATCTTCTCGATTGAGAATGCCATCTGGTTGAACTGATCTTGACCAGTATTCAACGCTTCTGCCTCGTCTGTTCTCATTCCTTGACCTACTCTGTAGGATGTGGAATCAGCAGATGATACAGGGTTAAGAACTGCAGGGTTAGTAGCAGAAACAGATGTTGTTCCCATACCAGCTGCACCGTCAACAAAACCTGTTTCGGCGTTAGTTCCTCTGTCACGACCGGAGAATGCAGAATCTACTTCGTTGTAGAATGTTTCTGTAGAACTTCCACCGGACATGGTGTTATACTTGGATCTCATCGCGAAGATAAGTCCAGTTGGGCCGCTCATTGGTTGAACACCTGCTAGGTCATATGCGACCAAGTTAGGCATAGAACGACGGATAAGACTGATTAATACAGGGTCAAAACCAGCGACAGGGCCAGATGCAGTTGCACCAGCACTGAAACCAGCATTAGCACCAGTGTTTGTATTAACAGTTGGTTGTTCCATCAGGTTGATTCCTGATGTAAATGCTTGCTCCTCTCTGAGGAATTTTTCTTGATTTTCTAACAGGACAGCGGTAACTGCTTTACGATGGGGATCTTTGATTTCGTCAAGGCCCTCATAGTTAAGAAGTGGCTTCCACTTTTCCTGCAATGATTCTGATTGAAACATTTGCGGATTTACCTTTTAAAGTTTACGTTTGATTTAATTTTAAAATCAGTTTTTGCTAAATGCTGAAAGTGTTTTCAGGTATGCACTCATAGAACCCTGAACTGATTCAGGTGAACTATCTACTCCCTCAGATAAAGTTTCAGTTTTAGCTGATGAAGGTGTTGATTTTGAAGAGAAATATGATTCTCTTAAAACCTCTAGCTTCTCACGATATTCGGATTCACTTTCAAACTCTACACTTTCGGCAAGTGAAGCGAGCTTCTCTTTCTGTGTGGACGCGAGCCCTTCAGAAACTTCATCAAGAATACCATCGGCAACCGACTCTGCGAGACGTTTGTTTAATCCAATATTCTTCTCAATTTGCTCATTGAGTTTTGTTTCCATGTCATCAAGTTTTTCTACCATGCTCTCAAGCACATCGTATTTGTCTTCAGGGATTGATACATAATGTTCTTCAAAAAGACTTTTCATTCCACCAAGGAATGATTCTGTAAGTTCTTCTTTGAGTCCTGTCTCTACTGCTAACTGGTTTTCAGTAAACCATTCGTCAGCGACATACTCAAGATATGAGTCAACTCTACTTGAGAGTTCCTCTTTTGCTTCAACAATCTCTTGTCCGAGTTTTTCCTCGTATTGCTGCTCTAAAAGTGACCTTACTTCGGCAACTTTAGACTTGAGCGCAGTCTCAAAGATTGTTTTTGCTTTGTTTTTAAACTCTTCAGAGAGTTCTTCTCCTCCAAGTAAAGCTTTGACATCATCATCGATGTCATAAGTTTCAACTTGCTCTTCGGTTACTTGATCTTCTTCTGCAACTACTTCCTCTTCGGTAGCAGCGTCATCTTCAGAAACAATTTCTTGCTGGTCTTCGAGTTCCACCTCTTCTTCCTCCTTGTAACCTTTCCCACCGGACTTCATGGGGTCTGCTCCTTTAGCACCTTTGTTAACGACATCCTTAACTTGTTTAAGGGAACCGCCTGGCTCTTTGATTTTTGCCGAATCATCATCTGGTCTATAATTCTCAGGAGTTGGCCCTCCGAGATCTTCATATGTTGGTGGTGTTCCACCTGTTGTAAGTTTTGGCATTGGATCGCCTGGCTTGGCGTTAGCATTGACAGCGGATTTAGATTGCTGTGTCTTTACTTCCATTTCTTGTAATTTTGTGCCACGAGACATTTTAACTACTCCGATGAGTCTTGATTTGAAACTATTTTTATTTAGAAAAGTTATAAATTAGACAAAAAGTCGTTGAACAGGTTCAATTTCTGCTCATCTAATTTTTTCTGATCTGTTAATGTATTAATTTGTTTGTATGTTTTTTCAGCATACTTCTCTCGAAGTATTCCTCCATCCCATACCCACTCCTTTCCTTCCATGATTCCTTCAACGAAAGCATCTGGTGCGGAAGGGTCGGCAACTATATCTGCAGCAGTCGCCAACATAAAGTCGCTTCCTACTACATTTATACCTTCTCTTGTCATTTTAAGAGATCCAACTCCACGAGATGAGACTCCGAGTTTGACTCCTTCTTCGACGAGAGAAGACGCAATTTTACCCATTGGTGTGGATAATAATTTTGCCTTACCAATAAAATTGGATCCGTTCTCTCTGAGTGATACAATTTTATGGGAAACACGATCTAGATTAACAGTTGGGCCTTCGGGATGACCTAATTCACCAAGTGCTCTTCCAGATTGTATGTGATTCTCATTATAACGAGAAACCTCTTTACGAAGAGTTTCCATAGGATACATTCTACCATTACGGTTTTTAATGTTTCCTTGTAAGAATACACCTTCGATATACATTGATTTTTTGCCGTTCTTTTGTTCGACAAGAAATTCAACGGTTTCGATTTCTTCTCTAATCAGTTTCATTACGCACTACCTGTAGTTTGAACTTGTTGAAAATGGAATACACTATTAGCAGCACCTTCACCCTTTGCAGCAATGCAAGATAGTTTTAAAACTTTTCTTACAGTGGAATCTGCTGCTGAATTAAATGCTGTGATAATACCCGATGTATCTGCTGCAACAGTAATATTACTGCGAGCAAAGTTATCTGATATAACATTTGGAATGTTATTATCAACTGAAAGAACTGATACTCCACCAGTTAGTTTTGCACTGTAATTAGTATCAACAGATGCATTACTACCAAATTCAACTGTTACGATGTCACCGGGAACAAATGGCATATGTGTTCCTTCAGGTGCAGTGAGAACAGTTGTTGTTCCAGTGCTTATACCAACAACTCTTTGCGATGCCTTAGTCATTGATAAAGTTTCACCTTCGGGGCCTGCATGAATATACAAATCAGTTATTGCTGCACTAGCATCGGTTCCAATAGTGACATGTGCACCAGATCCTTTTGCGACTACACGCATGTAACCTGATTGCACTGTGAAAAACGAAGATGTCTGCGCTACACCCACTTTTATTGGTAGTGATGCCCCTGTCCCGACAGTTCTTAAAGCCATTGATATACTCTAGATCATTTTTTATTTATTTATAGGTTACTCTTCGTCACCTATTTCAGTATCTGCTTCAGCTTCTACGTCTGTTTCAGTCTCTGCTTCTACTTCATCCTCTATTTCATCCTCTACTTCACCATTATCAAAAATTGATGATGACACTTGAGGTCGAAAGGCATCAACACGCTCAGCTGATTTTGAAAACAAAGCATCTTTAATCGTATCACTAATTTGTGACGGCGATTCATCAGCGATGATCATATCCATTAAATCGTCCATATTTTAGAAAATAATACTTTAACCTTTTATATTTATATTTCCCCACCACTAGGGATAGTGGGTGCTTCTGTTGCACCACCTTCAGATTCTAGATCTGGTTCTTGAACTGGTGCACCAAGATCTCCTGTAGATCCATCTTGATCCATTGGTAAACCTGTTTGTGGATCAACAGGAATACTTGGATCTGGAATTGCACCACTCGCAATTTCTTGTTTAATTAATTTATCTTGTTCTATGATATCCTCATCAGTTTGTCTAAGTATCTTACGTCTTACATAATCCTGTGAGAAATACTTTCCAATATATGGTTCTGCTGTTGCAACGTTACCTAATCTCTCATTTAATAACTCAGATTCTTTGAGTTCAGAGAAGTGATTATCATATAAAAAGTCATATTGTATGTGCTCACTCATTGTTTCCCAGTCTTCTGGGGTAATAATGTTCTTTAATATTAGTTGAGTGCGTAACATATCATGGAACATATTTGAGAATCTTTTTCTCAAACGTCCAACAAATTTAGTAAATTTTAACTCATCTCTCAGTATCTCTGAAGATCGTCCCAAGTTAAATCCTCCTTCGCCATCCATTCTCGACGGCGGGACATTGAGCGATCTATAGAGTTTTTTCTTGAAGTATTCGATGTCCGTGATCTCTCCGAGATTTTGACCTCCCGGTAAAGTAGAAATCTCAGTTCCACGCCCTCCTTCTCTTCTAGGCAACCAGAAATCTTCAAGCATCGCCATATACTTTTTGTCATCGCGGATCTCTCCTGTGTTAGCGTCGTAAACTAATTTGTTTCGATATCGCATCATCACATCTCTGAGATATTGTTCTGCTTTGATCTTCGGCAAGTTTCCTACATCAATGTAGAAAATCCTACGCTCTGGAGCGCGGGATAATCTATATATCACCAAACTATCCTCAATCATACGTAATTGATTGAGTGATTTGATGGCCTTGTGTAAGTATGATAATGTAGTTCCTTTATTTCTATCTACTAAACCAGATGTGCAATAAGAGACTGAATCTCTTGACATTTTAATTCCTTGAGATGCACCTCTTGCTTGAATGTTACCAGTTGGATATGCAGCTTTTGGATTATAAACAAAATACTCCTCTATCTTTGGAAAGGGATAATCAGTAGGATTATCTGATAAAAGATTGTTTACTTTATATTTGTCCTCTTTTGATTTTTGTTCTTGTCTTATATAACGCATTTTGATTGCGTCTATGTATCTTAATTCTTGAATACCCTCTTCTGGTTTTTTAATATCAATTACTTTGTGGTAATAGATTCTACCATCAATATACCAATTACGATATATCTCATGTGCTTTTTTATCAAAATCCAATAAATCAAGAATATATTTAAATTCTTCTCTTACTTTCTTTTTAATTCCATCACTTGCATTTAAATGATCTAGATCAATTTCAACTGGATGATCATTTGTATCAGAAACTATAGCTTCATTTACAATATCTTCAATGGCACTATCCACTTCTGGATGCAGACTCATTTCACGATATCTTTTTATTAAATCAAATTCAGTTTTAAATACACCTTCAATGTCAACATAAGAACCAAAAAAACCACTACTCATAAAGTAGTCTGACTCGTCTTCCCTATTTTCAGGGACTGGAGATACTACATTTGGAGATAGTGGTTCTGTGTTCTCAATCGAGAACCCAAATAATTTAGACATAATTTATTACTTTTTATCTATTTAGTTAACCGTCAGTGCCCCCTGCGTCAATAAACTGGAATGACTGAACTGCGAAATCAACTACGAACTCTTCTATTGTATCAGAAGAATCGTAAGATAGGTCAATTGATGATACACTTGTTGGAAATATGTCGATAAACTCATATTCTCTTAAAACTGTATTTCTGTCACCAGCGTTATTTTGTGAACTTGGAACAGATCCTCTACCTAATTGGAATACTTTTGCATTAACCATATATGCACTTGGATCGGTTGCACCTAAATTATTTTCTAATTTAGCAATTGTATCAACCCATTCTTCCATTGCTTTTCTAATTCTAAAGTCTTCATCATTAATAACTGTGATACTCCATGGTTCAATGGTTCTATCTCCAGCGACTTTAAAAATACGACCTCTAAATGGTATATCAATGTTTGCAATAACTGATGCTGGTAACTGTGCTGCTTTGCACATATACCTAAAGTTATCTGCAGGCCATGCTATGCCCGGAGGTAAAGTTGCCATCTCTACCTCAAACAGATTCGGTCTTGCTCCACCACCAATTAATTGAGATTTAAATTGAGAAATGGTTTTGTTTTCTCTAGTTGTTGCCATAGTTGTTAATCTCCTTTAGTTATTTATTCAATTAAACTCGACCTGCGACTTCTTCAAAACTAACTCCAGTTCTAGTGGCAACGAATGTTAGTGTGATGAAGTTGATTGATCTTGCTGGTTTCAGGAAGATGTCAGCCCTGAATTCATTATTATCAATAACATCAGGAGTGTTGTTTGATGTATCACAAATAACTAGGAATCCTGATATTCCTCGTTTTGCTTCAACATCTCTCAAGAACGGTTCAACAATATTTCTAAAGTTTGCTCTTGTTAGTTCATCATTCAACTCAAAGAGTTGTGCTTCAGCAGCACTTTCAAGTGCTTGTTCCACAGTAAGGAATAAACGACGAACATTGATTCTGTCGAATGCAGATGCAAATGATAATCCAGTTTTATCACCAAATAATAATGTTCCGATTCCCGGTTTGGTTATGTAAGAGTTAACCCTTTGAGGATAAAGTATATCTCTCTGTGCTTTGGTTGGGTTATATGCTAGTTTAATAGCGTTATTCAACACACCTCTTTGTTCACCAGCAGGTGAGAACCATGGGAATGAAGTGACCGCTGTGCGAACCATCAATCCGGCAGTGTCTCCATTAGCAGGAATGAATCTAAATTCATTATTGAATCTATCAAACATATATTTGTAACCACTATCAAACACGCAATATGATGATGAGGTTAATGGACTGAAATATTGTATTAAATTATTTGTTTGTGTTGTTGTGTTGGATATGTTAACAAGATCATCTCTATGTGGCCCAACAGTAGCAATACAATCCTTTCTTGCATTTGCAATTGAGATTACATGATTTGCTTTTGCTTGAGATAAATCTCTAGATCCAAGACCAGGCCCCATGATTATAAAATCAACTGCCTGTTCATCTTTATTTGAAAGTGTATCATACGCTGTTTTAAGATCAGAGAGCGTAGCAGTCATTCCACCATTTGCTCCGGGAGCAGGAATTGCACCAGAAACGCTAGTGTAATCTGTTCCTCCACCAAGGTTGTAAGTTACATTACCTATGGCTGCGAATGTATTATTCTGAGCATTTTGACTCCATAAACCTTGAGCAGTTGTATTTGCAACAAATCCTGTTGAGAATCCTGTTGCTCTTGGTTCTTGGAATGATCCAGCAGCAGTTTTATGGAAAGTATCTTGTGATTGTGATGGATTAAATCCAGCATAAAGATTTTCTGATCTATCTGCAAGATATTGCTTATAGTAAATTTTTTCTGGAGAATTTACATTTGAGATAGCATCATGTGCTTTAGATAAGTGGAGATGTTTCTCAAGAATATTACCTTGAACACCACTTATTGTTCCAGCATCATCAATGACTGCAACGTGAATACCATCGTTCTTACCATTTCTATCAAGTGTATACTTGTTAGATACTGGTCTAGGTGCAAGTGTTTTCCAGAAAACAGTTGAGTTCTCTAAACCAAGTGTTTGTTGATCATACCAATCTACTGCTGTTACAATTTCTGCAGATGCAGCTGTGATTGGTGCGTTCGGTGCACCAGTGTTAATACCTGAACTATTCACAAAGAATACAGTTGTTGCTGCAATTCCTGCTCCACCACCTTCAGTTACTGTTTTAAATGAGTTGGTTAGTGAATTTTGTGCATAATCTATTTTAAATTCTGTTCCGGCACTTGATACTCTTGCAGTAATCTTAACATCAATTTTTGAATCACCATTTGTAGCATCTGTTGCCACACCTGTAATGATTCCTTTCAGATGTCCAGTGAATGTTGCAGTTGATCCTGCACCCGGTATGACAACATTAGTTAATGCTGCTGTGACACCGACACCAATTGTTGCACCGTAATCTTCTAAACTTGTTGTATTGATTCCGATTATTTGATCTGCTTGATCATCGATCTGACAAACCTTTAATCCGTTAGCATAAGAACCCGGAGTTTTAGCAGCATAATAGAAACTTGTATCGGCAACATGATTTTGCTGATAATCATCATAGTTTTCTATTTTTAAACCACCTGATCCACCAATGACAGTTGTAGATGCAATACCAACACCAGCGTTAGCATTACCTAAGTCATCATCGTCTGCTCTTACTACCTTTAATACACCACCATATGATAAGAATGATGCTGCACTCATCCAATATTCATACTGCCTATCAGTTGAAAGTGGTTTACCAAAATTTTTGATTAACTCCTCTTCATTTGATACTTGAATGGGTTCATCAATTGGGCCAAGACGAAATGGGCCCGCTATTGCGCCGATATTGTCTAATACATTATCTGCTCTTCCTACTGTTAAATCAACCTCTCTGACCAATACGCCGGGAGATAATTGAGGAGTCGCCATGTTTTTCTCCGAGTTCTCAGTTTTACCTAGAAATTATTTATTGTTTAATGACTTTACATTATTAATATCATATTTAGAGTCATAATTTAATTTAATTCCTTTGTGTGCTAAAACAATCATTTTTGCTTCAGTCATTTTTTTACTATAGAAAACGATCGTGTCATCTCCTGATAAACCTATATCACCACTCATTATTCACCTCATGTGTTGGTTTTCCCATTGTCTTGTATTCAAGTTGTTTTTTTAAAAAAAGAACTTCGTCCTTAAGTTCAACGTTTTCTTTTTCTAAATGTTCGATGTGTTTTTCGTAAACAGTAATCATACTCTCCATTTCAGATAATTTTACTTCTTTATCCCAATCCACTCAGTCTACCTTTGTTCTTTATTATTTACAAGTTTAATATTCTCTTTATAATGTTTTTCTTTACAATTCACCTCTCCAGATAATATCTGAACCAACTGGTGCTGCTGCTCTTGTTGAAAGATACAGTAGAATATTGCATAAAAACCAAAGAATATTTACAAGCCATGCTTGTCGCCAACAAAATTTTCTATTAGTTGTAACAATTAAAATATCTAGATCATCACCACCTCTTCTTACAATTTGCTCTAATATCAATGCAATGACAAATCCTATCGCAAAAATATAAAATAAAAAGTTAAAAAAACTTGCGCTTGTAAGTAAAAAATAAATCATCGATACTCCCACATAAAAGATCGGTCTCCATATTCGTCAGCTTTATTCCAACGATCACCATCAGAATCAATGAACGTATCTTCGCCAAGTCCATCGTCCATGAAACCAAAGGGAGCCATGTCTTGTTCTATTTGATTTTTTTGCTCCTCATATAATCTTTTTCTGACATCTTGATCAGTAAGTTCTTTAAAGTAATCACACTGAACTAACCATGCATATATGACGAGACACATGGCAAGGTCATCATTACATCCTTCCTCTGCTTCAAATGAATTACTTTTTTGTATGAATGTTGTAAGTTCACTTAATATTTCATAATCACAAAATATCAGTTTATCTGCTTCAACAATTGTTTTTAGGTTTAACGATCCAACTTTCTTGACGGTCTTAGACATTTTTACACCAAGTTGAGTTTTCTTTCCAGAAAAACCTTGCCCAACAATTTGACCAGCGCGACCTCTCATTGAACACATCAAGAGATTTTCATATTCCATATCAAAATTGAGAATTGATGCAACTTGATCACCAATATCATTCACCTCGCATAATATAAAGGCATTGTTATAACTTTTGCATACTTCATATATTATTGAGGGAAACAGCATTGGTTTTATTTCGTTGTTTCGATATTTTGCCACAACCTTGTGAGGGAAAGTTGTAATATCAATTACTACAAATGCAGAGTAATCATTTCCAACTCCACGAGCAACGTCAACTGTGCAAACATAATCATGCTTTACAGCAGGATCTTCATATACGTCCAATCCAGCATTTCTTTTTATTGGATTCTCATATACCAAACTTCTTAATTTACTTGGGGCAATCAAAGTATCAACTGATCCAAGAAATTCACATTCAAACTCAACTTTAAATTGAGCTTCTGATGTGTTTGCAATTGTTTGTTCTCTCCATTTTTCATCTCGACCCGGAACTTCCGACCAATGAACATCTGTAGGAACATATTCATTTTTTGAACGTTCAGCATCATGCCACATACGGTAGAAATGATTCATACCATGTGGCGTGGATACTATTATAACTTTTGTGCTTTGTCCAGATGATATTGTAGGATATACAGATGCAAAGAACTGATCTGCAATATGATTTGGAATGAAAGCAAATTCGTCTAAGAATATGACGTTATAAGATCCTCCACGAACTGCTGATGCTGATGTGGATGCTGCTAATATTTTTGATCCATTTTCTAATTCTAATGAACCTTTGTTCCAAGCAAGAATACCTTGCTGCATCCACTTGGGTAAATTTTCATATGCTAATTGTAATCTACCTAAAAGATCCCTTGCAGTGGAGGCTTTGTTAGCGAGTATTGCAATATTAACATTATCATTAAATACTGCATAATGTAGGAGATAAGATACAACTGTTGTAGATTTACCCGTCTGCCTAGGCATCTTACAGATGTTAAAACGGTTTTCATGGAAATTCTCAATTAATTTTTTTTGAAAATCATACATTGCAAATGGTTGCAATCCATGATCCAATGTGACTATCTTTATATATTTTTGTGCAAAATAGACAGGATCATGACGACATGCCACAAACTCTAATACCTGTTCTTGTGTAAATTCAATTGGTGTATTGGCTTTCTTTAAATTAGGATTGCCAAGATAAATATTTTCAACTGTAGGCATTTTTTAAATCATAAATTTTTTGTCGTGATCAATTGTTTTTTGTTGTAACTCTAAAACTTTTTGTAAATTTTCTATTTTCTTCTTTAAATTCTTGTTATCCTCTTGTTGTCTGGAGGATTGGTGCTCCGGGGTCATGATTGGATATCTGATAATTATAGAGTTTAGCACCGGGATACACTTTCTGCATCTGTATCTGGACTTCTCTACGGGATGGTTTTTTGACTGATGGGAAGAACATTTTGATCATGTAACTTGATCCTCTCCATGCTAAGTATACGTCTATTATATTTCCTACTTTATTATAATCTGGAAGCTTTGTTGCTTCTTGATATTCTGTGTATTGAATATTAGATTTTGGTGATTTAAGTGGTTCTGTTTTAATTATATCAATGAACTCGAATTCACGAAACTTAATGTCTCCAGTGGCATCTTCAACTTTGATACCACAATGTTCTAATGCTGAAATTTGAGATGGTGTCATGTTTACGAGTTATCGTGTTATTATTTAGTTAGGTTTTCTTCTTGGCATGCATCTGACAAATCTTGTGCCATATTTCCACCTATCTCAGCACCTTCATTCATTCCCATCATCGTCGCAGCACCAGCAAGAACCCAACCAACAATGGGGACAGAGGCAAGAGGCTTAGCAACAACAGTGCCAACACTGCCCCCGACAAGTCTTCCCGTTTGCTCTCCTCCTCCTGCTGCTTTGATACATTCGACTTGCGCTGCACTAAGCTTCTTTTCCTGTTTATATCCTCCACTAGAACTCATAACAAATTGTTCTTTTACAATTGTTTTGTTATTTCCTAAACCAAGAAAACCACCTTTTCTGTTTATATCTTTCTCTACTGTTAATACTTTCGGATCATTTGCCCGATATTTTATTTCATAACCTTCATGCCCTGCTCTTACTTCATATGAAGTATATGGGCCTACAGGTAAATTAATCTCCGGCAAAGTTTTTCGATTTGCCAGTAAACCAATCATACTAAAATGTGATACGCCCAATAAAGTGCCAACACCAAGAGCGAACCACTTTAGCAGTCCTTTCTTACTTTCCATTCAAATACATGATCGATATATTATATATCTAAAACTTTATCCCCTATTTTCACATTATTTCTTTCAAACCAACCACGATTAACTTCAAGAGCATATCTGGCATTACATTCTGATGGAATTGCAGTTGTTTTTAAAGGATATAATTCTTTGATATTAGCAACATAACCTTGCTCGTCAATAAAAGCAACATCTAAAGGAATGACTGTATTTTTCATATGAAAATATTTTTCACCATTCTCTTTAAATATGAACAACATTCCCGTATCTTGATCTAAACTCTCTTTAAACATGAGTCCTAGATTAAATTCAACTTGAGATTTTGGAATTATAACATGAAGTGGTAAGTTTACTACCTCCTCGCCAATTCCACCGCCGCCACCCCCACCATTACCAGAGCCGCCGTTCCCACCATTACCAGAGCCATTACCATTTCCAGATCCATTACCGTTGCCATTTCCGTTGCCATTTCCGTTTCCATTACCGTTACCTCCATTTCCATTTTTCTTTTTAGAGTCAGGTTCTAAAAACCCACCTCTACCAACGTGGTATCCTCCGGGTATTTTTTTGCATTTTTTCTCATCAAAACAATAATATGATCCGGGTGGACATTTTTTTGGAGAGACACTTTTTGCTGCCTCTTCTATAAAACGATCTAAACTTTTCATCTGTATCCCATGAATTGTTGATAGGTTTTTTTAATTCTTTCTGCAGTTTTTGCTGCCTCTATATTAACAAATTTCTTTGATGCTGCAACCATACTATCTATTGAAGGCCCATCACCTTGATTATTTGAAAGCGATACTCTCATAACTGGATACACATTTGAAAATGTGTTATAACGATTTTCTCCAGTCTCTGCAGCAGTTTGGAATCCTTGATCTAAAAGATCTATATCTTGAGGAAATAGTCTTTTATCATGACCGGCAACAGGGCCACTATCATCAGCATCCTGACTATATGCTTGAGGATTTCCCCCCGACATTGTTGGTTGCTCTTGTAAGAATTCCTTAAAAGTCTTCATACTCTAGTTAGGGTTTTTGTTAATTTAAAAACAGTGGATGAATCCGTGGTTGGAGTTGCTCTAACTCTTACATTATCAGAACTAATATCAGCATCAAAAGATGCAAGAGATGCACCTGTCCTTATCGTTCCAAACTCATTTAAAAACACTGTTGACCCGTCATGTAAAACATTCAAAGTTGTAACATGATAATTAGATCCCTGTGTTATTTGTATTTGATATTGAGCTGATCTAAACGTTGATTTGCTGAAACTATCAATTGTAGATACTGATGTGGTTGTAGTTGTATCAGTTGCTGCTTGAATTGATATAATCGGAGTAATACTTCCACCACCAACATCTAAACCACTTCTAGCAGTTGCAACTCCTACCGAATCTAAAAATGTTACATCATCATATGTGATAGTTCCACCAACCGTAACGTTTCCAGTAAATGTGGCTGCTGTTGCAGTTATGTTTCCTGCAACGTTAAAATTACCTGATACTTCAGATATATTTCCTATTAAAGCTGTGCTGGCAATACCAACCCATTTATTTCCATTATAAATTAATAATTTATTTGTGCCTATTCCACTATCAAAAGTAACATCATCTAAATCCTTTATAAATCCTGCACCACCACCACCAATCGTATATAATTGTTGTTGGATTCTGTTTACGAACAGTTTATAATGTTCTGCTAGATCTTCATGAGTTGCAAAATTTTGATTGGTTGGTGTAAGGGGATCTGTATTATCTTCACTTGGATCTGGTTGAATAGGTCTAGTATTTACTTCCTCTTTTAATATCTCTTGTTTTTCTTTTAATTCTTCAACTATCTTATATAACTCTGTGATATTAGTCGTATTATAATCATGATGATTGTTTAATTTAATAACATCTTTTTCTATATTTTTAATATTATCATCATAATATTTTGGAATAGGAAGATTAGATATTTCTTCTGCTAATGTATCAAAGTATCCTTTTGATAAATCTTTTGTTTCTAAATTTTTACGATTAAATTCTTTAACTTCACTATCTACTTTCTGTTTTAAAGCATTATAATGACTAAGAATTTGTTTTTTTAATTTACGATCATCATCTTTAAATTCATGGTGGTGATCCCATATCTTTAAAGCCGCTTCTCTTAATTCTTTGAAAATTTTATCTTTAGTCTCTTTTAAATTTTTTGTAATTTTTTCTACTTCTATTTTATTTTCAAATTCCTTAACTTCAAATGTTTCCGCAATTTCTTGAACTTCTCTATTGATTCGATTTTTTATCGAATCCATTCCATCATTTACTTTTACAAAATCATCATCAATGACACTAAATGTTTTTCCAATCCATGAAAAATCAGGGACTTCATTAACTTCATTTACCCATTTAGGAAATACTGGTATAGATTCTTTAACTGCAATGATATCTTCTTTTAAAGAAGTTAAATCACTGTCATAATGTTTTATCTCTGGCAGATTTTTTATTTTTTCATCTAATTCATTAATCTGCTCATCATAATATTTAATTTCAGGTATATCGGCAGCGTTTCGATTTATCTCTTCTTTTAAATCATCAAGTAATTTGTGAACAGTTTCTATCTCATTGTCATAATATTTAACTTCAGGAATTTCAGGAATCTCTGATCTGACTTCTTCTATATTTTCTGATATTTTTTGTAATTCTTCATCATAAGATTTTATCTCTGGAATCTCAGGAATATCTTTTCTTACGTCATTTATAAGACGTAAAATCTCTGTTAAATCTTGTTTTTCTTTCTCTGTTATATTCTCTTCTATAGAACAAGGTGCAGTATCTTCTACTTCATCTTCATCCTCTTTCTCAATGAACTCGTCCAATGAGGGTAATTTTTCTTCAGTTATTAAATCGTCAACTGATGGAAGATCACCAACAATGGTGAAATCTTCTATTGACGGTAGTTTATCCGACATTGTATGAGTAAATATTACTTCGGGATTCCTCTCCCTGATTTATTTATTACCCTTATCGATTTCAGACTTTAACAGTTTAGATAACTCTGATGTTGATCCAACAAACAAAGCGTTATTGACTGTCGATGGCCCCTTCTGTTCCTCTTCTTTATTCACATCCTTGAGTTTTTTCTGGAGATCCATTAATTTATCTGTTGCATCAGATACGTTTTTGATTAATTGTCCTGCAACTTCATACGCTCTTGGCATCTCACTTTCTTGTGCTAACTCAAGTATTCCATTAATAGCCTCCTGTCCCTTTTCGATTATAGAATATAACTGACCTCTTGTATATTTGTAATCTTTTTTTATATCTTCGTTAACACTATCTAATACATCTTTTTTAATTATCTGCGTATCTTCTGTCGATTGAATTATCTTGTCTGGAGATATTGACTCTACGTTAAATGCATCATTTAAGTTGTCAAATTTCGAGGTTTTCATGTGCTGATTCCAGTAAATCCAAAGTCATCTCCCATCGGGATAATTGCGCTATCGACACCAACACCTTCTGCATTTTGAGTATAATCAATGCCTAAAATGTCACTACCTCTAACATGTGATGTGGGTAAAGTTTTATCTTGACCTCTTCTAACAGTGATTTTGCTTGATGAGGTGGAGATAGATTTTACAAACATCTCTTCATTATCTATAACAACATAAAAGTCTGTCTTTAGATTGGTGGTATTATCAACCTTAAATGTTGTTTGAACTCCGTCTATATCTTCTGCAAGATTTGTTATTACATCGCCAGTATAATCTTTAATTGCTCTCGGTGTAACTGAGTAAGTAATATCTCTCTCAAGACTTCGTGCTCCACCAGCAAGATAACGGATGGATGTAGATTTAATGATATCTGCAGTCGCTGTTGTAACAGGGCCAAACAAGTAAGTTTTTGCTGTGAATCTTAGTGTGTAATATAAAACTCTTCTTGAAGTATAATCTCCTTCATATTCATCTTGAAATGTAACACTCTCTAAAACAACAGGTATATCTCTTTTTTCATTTATTTCAGAAAGAAGATTGACTGTGACGTTATATGATGGTTGAAAGAATGGAAGTATTTGCTCAACAATCTGAAGTGCATCATCATTTAATTTTGTCATTATGTTAAGTTCAAATGCCATATTGTAGGGGACAGGCATGAAAACTTTTTTAGTTACTGTATCAGTATTTGGATCTTTAACAGTAAGTTGTTGTGTTGTTGTAACTTTTCTACTTGAATCATAAGTAAGTCCATTAAATTCAAATGACATTCTTGGTAATGTCATTGCTGTTGACTTATTTAAATCTGGTGCTTGTTCCAATCTCGCTAGAAATTTTTGAATTGGCCCGTATGCCAATGGAACTTTTGTTACTGATTTATTTCCATCAGAATCTGTATGTTTAATGGAGAGATCATTAAACAACGTTCCAAATGAAATAATTGTTTTTCTTAATATTTCGTTGTAAAAATACTCAAACATTTTTGCACCTATACGATATTATTTATGGTTGCCCAAAAGGATTGCCCTCAGAGAAGTCGATGATCGCATCTGCTTCAGTTTCAAAGTCATCATTATCACCAAACCCATCATCAAAGTTTGTAAGATCTATAAGTCGAATTGTATGAACTGCACCTGAAGTTCCACCAGTGACTGTTTCTTTTCTTAGGAACGTCCCTTCTACATTTGATATATCTAATTCACTTGTCACAGAATTCCATTTTCTTACTCTTGCGGTTGCTCCACTTGTTCCACCTGTGATTATCTCATTAAACTGGAAATTACCAGATGCATCACTTGCAGCAGGAGGATCGATTGCAATTGTTGGAGGTGTTGAGTATCCAGCACCAGCATTTGTTATATGAATTGCACTTATGGTTCCTGCAGTTGATACGATCGCAGTTGCAGCAGCAGATACTGTTGATAGTCCTGTGAAAGTAATTGTTGGTGTTGTTGTATATCCGGAACCACCACCTGTTATAGTTACAATACCAATAGTTCCATTTGCCATTCCAGCAGTTGCAGCAGCACCTACACCATCACCACCAAATATTTGTATATCAGGCCCAGTTGTATATCCTGATCCGGGATTTACTAGATTTATTGTTTGAACGACTGATGCTTTTAAATTTGATGCCTCTGCTGCACCCGTGCAAACAACGATACCACTTCTTAAATTAGCAGTCGCAATACCTGTCACACCACCAGTAGGTGCTGAAGAAATAGCAACTCTAGGTGCAAACAAATAATTTCTACCACGATTTGTTATATCGATAAATTGAATACCACCATTCACTACAGTAGTTACCGCAGATGCACTTGATGCTGTTCCGACTAATGTTAAAACTTGTGTTCCACCTATGATAAAATCTTCACCATCAACACCTTCTGTTGCAGCAAGTGTATCATCTATCTCACCAACTCCAGTATCGATGACTTCATCCTCATAACGGAAGAGTTCGCAACGAAGAGTATAAACATAAGTATCACGTAATTGATAAAAAGGTTGCTCATGTTCTACATATTTAATCTCAAATAAACGATCACCTAGAGGAAAATAAATTAAATCACCCTCTTTTGGTCTTGTTGATAGTTTGATATTTTCTTCATTTTTTATTAAAGGAGATATATACGTTTCAAATCTCTCTCTTGAAATAGTTAATGTTAATTCATTAGTTTGCTGTATTCCAAATTTAGAAAGCAAGGTGGGATTGTCACCATAACCGTCAAAAGACTCAACGTAAGCCTCAATAGGATACGCATCATCAAACTTTGATTCTATTACTTCTTTAATGATTGTATTTGTTTTCGCATACTTTCGTGGCATGTAGTGAACATTCACTCCATACATTTGTAGTTGCTCATTAATTAATGATTGAACTAAATTTTGTTCGCCTTTAGATCCTTGTTGAAAAAACGGATTGAGCACCATATCATTAACCTATAAAATCTAATGGAGGAAGTTCGTAAGTATTTGACATTTGCTCTCTTATGACATCAAGTTCTCTTTGACCATCATCATATATTTGTCTTCCATTCAATTCTATACCACCGGGTAATTTAACACCTTGAAACTTAATAAGGTTTTGACCCCACTGCCTTTTCATTAACGCTGTCAAATATCTTTTTAAAAAGTAATCATTGTAAACACCAGTAAAATCATCCGGATCAATTATTCTAAAACAATCAATGATAATAAAATCACCAACATCAACACTTGCAAAATCTATATCCATGTATAAACGATCTTGTCTTTGATTAAATCTTATTTGTTTTTCTGTTGTAAGGGCAAAATTAATATCTTCAAGATACCTTTTTGTCATTGCATAGTTCAATATGCCAGCATATCCTAAATTAAATGCAACATCATTTAAAAACAATTGATACTTAACACTGAACATATTATTAGTAACTGTGTTAGATCCATCAAAGTGAAAAAGTTTATTTACTCCAATAACTGAAGATGGCATCTCAAGATAATTACTATCCTCCTCAAAGGTAAAAGTAGTTGTCACACCAACGATCGATGTAGACGTTGATGTTGTAACTATTCCTACTGGGTTATTTCCATTTCTACCTCTTGCTCTATCTACATCTACTTGTCTTATTTGATACTTTAAGTATGTCTGTATGACACCATCATAATGTCTCTCCTGATAAAATTGAAGAGCATCATCTAACAAGTCTTCAACTTGTTCGTCCGCAACATTAATTTCAAGCACTGGGGCACCCAGTTGCCTTTTGCAATAATCGATTAATGTTGATCTACTCGTTGGTTGAGCCATTACACAATACCTCTATCAATATTTATGGTGCGGAAGATACACCACCTCTTACGATGATGTTACCGTCTACAATTCTATACACAGTCGATCCTGAACCGACTAAAACATCATATACATATCTCCCAGCCTTTATACTTCTTGTCGCAGTTGAACCTAATGATATTGTAAATCCATAACCAACTGATGCAGTAGTATCAATTCCAACACTAAATGTCGCATCAGGAAAAGCAGTTGATCCAACTGCAACACTCTTTGTCATTTGAGATGATCCTGTCCATCCAGTCGTTGTCCCAAGACCAACTGAATTGGTGGTGGAAAAATTAAAACCAGTGTTTGAAGTATCAACAACTTGAAATGATGCACTAAAATCTGCGCCAACATTTAATATCAAATCGCATGGATATGCAACTCCTGCCTCTGGATCAAATGTTATCTTTTTAGTTGCCATTTACTAAACTCCTTAAGAGATCTTTTATTTCACCAATATCATTTTTTAAAGTAGATACATCTTTTTCAAGATTTTCAATTTTATTTTTTTCAGACTGTTTGAGTTTACGACGAGATAGATACTCCTCATACTCAGACTTGTTTGTATTAATGATGCAATTTGAATTAGTATCTCTAACTAAATGCTCATTATCTTTTACTTTAATAAAACTCATTATGCTAAAGCGATCACCTTCAAACTTCTGAATCTAGGAACATAAGCTTGATTGGTTGATGATCCTAATAATTTTATTCTAAATGATTTAAATGAGGGTAGATCTGTAATACTGAATGTATACTCTTTATATTGTAATTCTTCAGATGCAAATCCACTAGCATCTGATAATGATACTTTTGAATCTGGTCTTCCATCACTCTTATCGAGTGCAACCACCTGTCCTCTTTCATTTAAATTATCAAAACCGGGGAACGGTATGAATATCGGTTCTGACCCCTGATTCTCGCTAATTGAGAAGAACGCTCTTATATCATTATATTCATTAATATGTGCATCAAGTATAATCTTGATTGATGTAGCAGATGTTTCTAATGTATTTTCTTTTGAAATATACAAGAATGATGATGGATCTTCAGTAAGAGTATCGACTCGACTATCTTCAGTAAAGTTAGTAATTAATTTATCAACTCTATTTGAGGTAAGAATTGTATTCATTCTTTCAGTATCAACAAAAGGAGATATACGACTATCAGTAGTTGATAGATCAAGTGTCATATTTAATGACCGATCTCCCGGTAATACTGTTATAGTTGCATTGTTAATTTCATTTACTCTTGATGCAATTATTCTAGGTGAATTCAAATAATTGATTTGATTTAAAGCGATACTTTCTGTTGGTTGAACAATAAATGGTGTATCTGATCCTTGACCAGATCCTGTATTCACACTTGTTCCACTTACAGTTCTCAAGTTAGCACTGAGAGAAGTTCCGGGAACAGTAACATTCTGAACCATAGGTGTGATAACTTCAAATGGCATGTTTTGTGTTGCACGTATATTTGAACCACCGGATGATTTTGTTCCATTTAAGAATAATCTTGGTGGGAAATCTGAAGTTGTAACGCTTGTTCTACCAATTCCATTTGAACCCATATCTAATTTAATTTTATACGAGTCAAATGTTATTGGATTTGAATCAGTGACATCTGCTAGATTATGAGTTTGATTTATTCTACGTAAAGATACGCCATTCAATTCATATTTTTCAACTAATAATCCTGATGTGTAATTTGCAGCAAGAGTTGAATCTTGTTGCCTTGTAATACCAGTTAGTGTATTACCAGATACACCTTCATATCTAATAATTTCATTTCCAATCTTAACATATCCGGGATTAGTAGATGCAACACCAACATTTTCAAAATTACTATACACAGTTGAACTGTCAACAGTAATATCATCTGTGGAGTCTATTGCGTAATCAACAGATAATTTAGATGGTAATATATCACTTTCAACTCCAGATATAATCACTCTATTCTGTTCGTGATACATTCCATGGTTTTTGTGATTAACTATAATGTGTAAACCATCAGTTATAGTTGATATTGTTCCCGCAGGAATAAATGCACCAATCTCTCCACCATTACCTGTGATTGCACTACCAAATCCTGCATTACCAAGTGTATTTCCATACATTAATGTTGATCCAGCTCCAGTTGCAAATTCACCTTGAATATTTTCAAGTATAAGTTCACTTGTATTTCCGATAGATGCCACTGATAATCTTGCATTAATACCAAGATTGGTAGAGATACCTACAATATCACCGACTTGATATCCAATTCCACCATTTGAAATTGTCGCCGCAACAGCAACTCCACCATCAAAGTGAACATTTGCAGTTGCGTTTCTACCACTACCTGTGATAGTGGTTAAAGCAATACCTATTAAACCACGATTTCCAGAAGCTGGAGTGTATCCCAATCCTGCTCTTATTACTCCTAAATCACCTGTTGCAATACCAGCACTTCCTACAAAATCACCAGTTGCATTAGATACAGTTTGGTAAATTGTATTTCCTAATGTAGGATGTATACCAGCAGCAAAAGCTGAAGATATACCAACTCTTATTTTCTTAGAGTTCATTCTAAGAGAATCTGGTAATAATTTAGGAATTTGAGCATTACCTTCACCAAGTATTGGACTATAGATTTCAGCAGATCCTGATGTAACAAATTGTGCTCTATTTAATTTAAACTTTAAATCTTCCCATTGACTTGGTTCCCATGTTGATGCATTTTGAGATTTAAATAATGATCCTAATGTAGGTTGATTTGATACAAATTCATCTGTAATTAAATCATTTTCACCAATCCTTGATATGAAAACTCTGTATTTAGCTGATGCAGATAACATGCAAATTGCATATTCAGTTGCAGGTGACAAATAAACTGGTGATTTAAATGTAAATTTAGTTGCAACTGATCCGTTTGATGATGTTGTAATTTGATCTGGATCAAGTAATATTTGTGAATATGGAAGAACTTCTTGAGATGGAACTCCTAATTTTAAAGTTCTTATATCTAATTGAACAGGAACGTTATTATCATCAACTGCCGAGAAGTAAACCTCACAACTTGTAATATAAACACCACTATTTTCACTTACAAAGAATGATTGTGCTAATGGATCGTCTTGATCAAATTCTTCTACTCTTCTTAATGGTTGAGTTCCAATAATTTCAGTGTTGACATCAGTTCCAATAAATTGTCTTGCTGGTCTATCCTGAGTGGAAGTAAGTGTTTCACGTTTTGCATTTCTAACAGAAAGGATATTTTCCTGAACAGTTTCAAGAGTTCCTGTCGCTTCAAATACATCACTACCAACTGTTGTTGAAGAATCAATGTCATTTGTCTGACTATCAGTTAATCTAAATTCTCTCTTTCCTGTTTCAAATCTATTATTTACTGGTATATTTGGATCTGGTATAAAGAAACTACCAAAGACGGAAGCAGAGAAATCAGAGATTAATCTTACATCAGTAATAACCGCTTCAGCTCCTGAAGTATTACCTTTCAATACCATGTCAGTGGTAACTTGTCCAAAATAAGCACCTTGTGCTTGCTCTGAGAGGGAAATTATATCAATATTTAATATCGTTGATGTTGAGGAATAAGTAGATGGAATAATCGCTACACTTCCAGATCCTGATAATTGAACTGAACCAGCAGCACCTGAGTATGTCTCTAACTGTGTTGCTCCAGTGGTAGATGTATATGGACTTGTTGCATATACTCTTGTTGGAGAATTATAAGGGCCTTCTTTATGGTTTGATACTGCAACTCTAAATGTTATTTTAGCTGAATTAATTCCACCATCAGTTACAGTTCCTGTTACTGTTTCACCTACTTGGAATACACCAGACTTCATGTTTATTTCAAGAAGTTTTGGAACACAATGTTTAGTCACATTGACTCCATCAAAGAATCCGTAAACTCTTGTTTGTGGTTTAAATCCTTTACCCTCAAATGCGATATTTCTTGATCTCATTATAGGTATAACTTCCTTACTGATTGTTCTATCACCAAGAGATTCTTGATCATATGTTTCAGTAATTAACTCTCGTGAACCTTGTCTTGTAGATGTTCCAACTCTGAAGTTATCAGTAAAGGTATCTTGAATTGTATTAAGGGTAGAAGTTTCAATTCTACGTTGAGAATTCACATCAACATTTCTGTCTACTTCTTCTGTTCGGGTATTTGTTCTTATATTTCTTTCAGTTCCTGTCCAAACAGTTTGCCAACCTTGCCATATCATCTCAGTCAATCCTGTTTGAGGATCGAGACCCTGAGTTTTCTCTGCCTCTTTTATTGTTTTAGCAAAGTTTCCTTCAACCTCTATGACTTTTGCTTCAAGTCTTACTGTGTCAACCCAAGTATCAGATGCTGGAGTAAGATCTATCGCACCCTTCCAGAAATTAAGTAAAAACGGAGTAACACTTTCAGTTCTTGTTCCAAATGGTTGATTGATAAATTCAACTTCAGAGTAATCAAGAGTTAATGCAGTTCCTGTTAATTTAATATTTGTTCCTTCTGGGTCTGCACCATTTGATACTGTATTTTCACCTTCTACTGGGCCAACTACTAAATCAATTGAGTTAGTATAATGAGATGGTCTTGCTTCTTTATTGTAAGTATCAATACTATTTTTTATTTTTATATTACTTTCTTGAGTTAAGAAAGTTGTAAAATTATCTACAAAAAATCCTGATTTAAATTTATTTAAACCATCTGCATCAGAAACAAATAGATTAGAAGTTGCTGTTTCTAATAATGATAATGAAGTATAGTATTCTAAGTTTCTTATCCTTGTCTCAAGTTTTCTAATATCTTGCATTCTATATCTCTTATGCTTTAAGAAAGATAGCGATGCTTGAGATACATCATAAAGATATGGTGGTAGTGTAACCGATGCTATTTCAAGAGAATCATCTAATGGAACAGGTTGATCTGGATTTTCAGCAGGTGTTCCAGTTTGAACAGTTAACTTACCATATTTTGTTAAAAATATTCTATCAATTCTACCAAGATAGAAAGAAAAATCAGTTAAGATAGATTCATCTGATGCCAATACATTAGCAGCAGAGTTTCCTGAAGTATTAAATGTTCTTCCAAAAAATTCTAATGGAGAACGACTACTCTCAGAAACTGAGTAATTTGAAACTCTAGGTCTAATATCAATTAAATCTGTATTACGAACACCGTTGAAAGATTGAACATCTTTACCATAGTCTAATCCATTATAAGAATTTGCAGTAGTTATATCTCCCTCATCTGCTGCTTCAAAATATGCATTTTCAAAATATATTTTTATTTTTTTACTTGGTTGGTTAGCATCCTCTTTTCTGGTAATAAATCCATGGTCATAAATTGTATTCTTCTGCCCAGTATTGAAACTAAAGTTAGCAGATATATTTTTACTAGGTTCATCAATTGTGTTTGCAATCGCACCTACATTGGACTCTTGGAAGTTGATTGTTTCGCCAGTTTTGAATCTATTATCATTTAAGTAAACGAATGATATTTGAGCGTCAGATAATTTCTCAGCATATATCGCTACAGCACCTGATTGAGTGCCTTTCATTTTTTCACCAACTATTAGATCTTCTGTTCTACCAGTTTGTCCATCAATCGCTGATAATATTACTTTTGGACTTGATGGATTAGATGTATCTGTTGATTCATAAATTCCTAATACCTCAATTACATCAGGTGTGTTTAATGATATTTTTTTATCTTGAACACGAGTTCCAAATGGGAAACTTCCATGTGTTAAACCATCATTAAGAGTAGTGCCACCTATACCAGCACCAGCAACTCTAGATTTATCGACTATTAAAGTATTGATTCTTTCTTTTCTTTTTACTTTTGATTTAGGATTTGTTTTAACAAGTGTTGCGATTAAGGTTGCAGCTTGGTTTGCTGCAAGATCAGATCCAATGTTGTTTATCTGCAGAGTTCCACCACCATTTGTAAATGTAAATTTATCAGATGTTAGAACTTCAGTAACTCCATCAACTCTTCTTATTAAACAATATCTCTCTTCATCAAATGGTAAAAAGGTTTCATTTGTATCTGCATCAACTGCTGTGGCAAGTGAATCTGTTGTTTTGTTAATTGTTACATTAAAAGTTTTTCTTATAGTTAACGATGCTCTGGTCAAATCAACATTTGAGATGTTCTTTTTAGGCATCTCTGTAAATAAATTATCATCACTTGATTTGGCAAAAGGTGATGTTATTAAAGTTAAATCTGTAAGTGTGGTATCAAGAGAATCTGAACCTTCAGGCAAACCACCATCACAAATACCTGTTACAGAAGTAACACCAGACACTGTAATATCATTTGTTCCAACAACAGTTACTTTTGCAAAATTTGGATCATTATTACCTAGTCCAAATTTCAATAAATTACCTTTTTTCAGTTTACCCGGAAACTCTGGATTTGAAGATGTTATTGTGCTTAAACCAGTAGTAAGGTCTGATCTTTTTATTAATGCATTGCCAAAAATAAACTCATCTTTTTGTATTACATCTCCTACAAAACTTCTTCCTGCTCCAACATTACCTAACTTTGGCCCAGCGTATAATGATTTAACATCTGACATTCCAAATGATGTTAAAGCAACTGCAATTCTTGAATTCTCAATACCATTTATAATTAGTGGTTCATTTACAACTAATTCACCAGATTTGTCATATATTGTTAATGCATCAGTTGATGTTGAAGATCTTAAAAATCCTGTTGCACCACTATATTTTCCTTCTATAAATGCAGGAGTAGATAAACTAATTGCTTGATTTAAAGTTACTGTTGTAAATGTTTGAATATCAAAAAGTGATATATCATATTCGTTAATTTTTGAATTTGATGTATTATATGATCCAGACTCAAGTGCAAAATCATACACTCTTGCAACACCAATCTCATTTCCTTCAATAGATGAATCTGCTGTGGCTAATGTATTTACTCTACTATCACGTAAACTTACAACAAAAGTGTTACCTATACCAACCTCTGGAGCACCCTGTTGATTGTTTAATCTTATAGTTGAACCAGTATTATAATTTACTCTCTGGTTAGCAAGTGTTTTTTCTGTTCTTGGTTTTTCAAAATCAAGATAAGTTGATGCTATATTTTCTATTTCATAACCTTTTACAAATGCTCTACCAGCAGACACTTGATATAGTCCAGTTTCTTCTGATGCAATAGATCCCTCATCAGTTGATTGACCATCAAAGAAGACACCATTATTTCCAATATCATCATTCAAAGATTCTTTTACAGATATTGAATATGGTTTTACTGTATAGTCACCAGACTCAGCAAATGTTCTTCTTGCTAATTCATCACCAAGAATATTATATTGACTGGTTGTTGGTCTAGTTCTTAATTCACCGTTTCTTACTGATGCTAATTCTACAAAATCATCATCATTTAAATCATCAATTCCTTTGAAGAAAAGAGAGCAACTTATTTTTAATCTATCTGCACCGGGTGCAGCAAAGTTATTAAATCCCTTTGAATTATCAGTTAGTGATGAATCCTCATCTGAATTTACAGTTTCCTCTAATACTCTTAAACCAATTCTTCCTGTTGGAGTATTTGAGTATTGACTTAATAAAATTGTTTCTGAATTTACATTTACAAATGTTCCTCTAACAAAATATACACCTTCAGATATAGAATAAGCTGCACCAGTTGATGTTGAATTTGTAGAAACAGTGGATGCAAATGCTTCACCACTGGGTATAAATGTGCTATTTTCAGGCCCTGAAATTATATCAACATCTGCTGCCAGTAATTCACCATTATCAAATAAACCACCTGAATTATTTTCTACGTTTGATGAATGATACTTTATATAAAGAGTTAAATTATTTCTTTCCGAATCGCTTGATTTTAATATTTTAACTATAACTGCTGTGACACCAGTGGTTAAACCAACTATTTTCCTTCCTATTAATTGATCAATATATGACTCTACAGTAACACCTAGATATTCATTATTAATTTCAACACAAAAATAATCCTTAAAATACGATGTATTTCCGGGAATTACTTTAGCACCTTCTTTAAATATATGTTGACCAAATTTTGATATTTGATCTTGCAATATTGACTGTAAACCAGTTAGTTCTCTTGCCTGAACTGGAAGTCCCGGTTTAAATAGAACCTTATAATAGTTGTCATCTGCATTAAAATCGTCAAAATATGGCGATACATTTAGATTTGTTGATTGAGCCATGAGTTATTAGAACTGCAATATAACTTTGATATCTTCTTTTTGATTAGAAGAACGAGTAATAGCTGGTCGATGATCAACGTAAATAATATTTCCAGAGTATTTTTTAACTTCTGGGTTAGATACACCATTAACAAAAGTTTGACCAAGATAGTATGTCTTATTATTTATTGAGGTGGATAAACCACTAAATGATGTTTGAATCGCAAGAGTATTTGACCCATCATTAGGAACGATACTTAAACTTCCTCCTGATGAAATATCAGCAGTAAATCTATCCAAATTAAAACCATGTATTGGTGCCGTTGTCCCCACACCAACAGTGGTAAATCCTGCCATGGTTCGATCTTGCCAATATTTTAAAACACCGGTGACTTGATCGTATCCAAGAACTTTTCCAATGGCAGTTACACCTGTTCCAGTAGTTTGTGTAATTATAGAATCTGCAGTGAACGTAGCAGAACTATAACCTGTTCCAGTTAAACGAAGAGCGTATGCTGCACTCGCTTTATCCAAACTTAATAATGAAGATGAACCAAACGCTTGAGGATTCTCAATAATACCAACTCTTGATATTTCGTTTCCAGTTATGAAATCTGGATTTTCTGGATCATTTTCAATTCTAGAATAAACTAAGGCATTAGATGCACCCAATTCTTTATAGATGTCCTTACCATGACCACCTTGTGGAGGAATTATCACATCAAGTTGAGGGTATGAATCAGGTCTTGGTAGACCACCAGCAACAATATCAACGGTTCCGAAAGTATATCCAGACCCTTGATTAGTAATATCGACTGATCCTATTTGCTGATCTGCATTAACAGTTACAGTGCACTCTGCACCGCTACCATCTCCTTTAATTGGAACTCTTGTATAAGTTCTATTCGCGGTTCCTAATCCTACGCCACGATTTTGTATCACAACAACTTTTATACCACCATCAACAGCATTATCTCTAACTGCTGAGTCATCAGTTCCTGTAGACCAGTTTGATGGCACAGGCATATACTCGGTTGAATCAAATTTTACTAATTCAGATGGTTTAACTGTGTAGAGATATTTCCAAACATATCCGTCGCCACTAGATCCTGCAGCTTTAGGTTCTAAATCAGTAAATGTTGGTTCATCTAATGATGGTTTGCCATCTGGATTTTCAGGTGATGTTCCATTTTCTAAACAAATATAAACTCTAAAATCACTGTTTATCACAAAATATGTTGCGTTATATAATCCTGTTCCTTGTCCATGTTTTGGTGGATTACTAATACTATAGTCTGGTCTGTAATAATCGTATGATGTTCCAGATGTCCAACTACTTTTTCTTACTACTTGTTTAACATCGCTTGCTGTTACTTTTTTTAAACCAATCATAGTATCATAATAATCATTTTGATTATTAAAATTATCAATTGGTGCTGGTGGATTATTATTCCATGTTGCTTGAATTTTTGTCGGCTCAGTCAAACCAACAAAAGTGTAATAAGAATTAGATGATGAAGACACTCCAGCTACAAAATTCTTCGCATTTAATATTCTTATCTGGTCAGTTATGATGGCAGACATTATTCCATTTATTTTTTTAGTTATTTATGTGGTATAACTTCCTACTTTTAAGGAAGTCTTTCTGTTTATAATCACACCAGTTTCGATACCAGCGATACCAGCGGATGTATTTACTGTATAAGCACGAGATACATTACGTTCTGATAAAATTAATTTACCATAACTGTAATCACCATAATACTCACTATTTGCTAAACCAACTAATCCTGAAGTATTAGCAACACTTACAGTTACTTGGGTCACTGTGGTCTGTCCAAATCCGACTGCATCTGTAACATGGTCATAATTTACAGCAGCGACACGATAAACATTATCAAGTCGAGTTGATCCAATACCAACAACACTTCCATCATTATAATCTAATGATGACATCGCAGTTCCTACATTTGAATTTTTAATAACGAAGAAATCATTAACTTGCAATCCAGAGGTAACTATTCCTGATGTAGTTCCTTGCGTTATGTTAGAATTTCTTAAGTCAGAATCATAAGGTATTACTAGATCAAGTATGATACATGGATTTGAAACACTATCGATAGTAGTTGTTCCAACTCCACTTATGACTCCACTATCACCAGCGAATGATACAACTGTATTAGATTCGATTACAGTTGGTTCTGCTGCAATTAAAACCACTGGAGGATTGGCACTTGTGTAACCAATACCAGATTGAACTCCCACAGTAATAGCAGATACAGAACCACCAGATAATGTAGCGGTTGCTTCTGCACGAGAGGTTGTTCCCAATCCAACTGGATTTTGAATCGTTACAGATGGAGCACTCACATATCCTTTACCACCATCAGATATAACCACAGAGGTTATAGTTCCAGCAGATGAGACAACTGCAGTGGCAGCAGCTGCGACTCTTTCGGCATTATTAAAGATGACAATATCTTTTTGGAAATCTGTAGAAACTAAGTTTTCATTCTTTGGATTAAAGTAAGGTCTTAAGTTACTTACATAAACAACTGTTGTTCCCACACCAACTGATTGAATCATATGAGTTGATGGGAATATTCTTCCATCATACAATTCACGACTCTTATCAACTAATTTACCTTCTATAAAGAGATCTTCAGTTTGTCTTGTCCAAGTAATTGGTCTCTTTTCTCTTGTATCCTCAAAAACACCTGGCCCATCATATGGGTTTGTGTCAACAGAATTAGATGATGTTATTTCAACAACACTTCTTTCATTTTCTTGCAACCAATCCTTTTGATCTAAATCTTCATGATATCCTAGTGTTAAAGTATCACCAACCTTTACAGTTGCAATCACATCTCTATCAACAACATCAGCACCACCAGTTCCTCTATAGAATAATATTTTTAAACTATCTTCAGCTTTTGGTGGTTCATCAAATGTGATTGTTGCTCCGCCGGGGAATGAATACGATTCTCCGGGTATTTGTAAAATGTCATTGACAAACACAAATAATGTATCTTCAACTTTAACAAGTGATCCGGGTCTTGATTGAATTGATAATGCCTCACCACTTACTGTAATTGGGAATGTCCTCCTTGATCCATCAAACAAGTTTGAGAAATTGTCAAGAACTTGTATTTGACCAACTGCCCATCCTGTAAATTGATCACTATCAACCTCATTAACTGTTATTTCTAACTCTTGTGCAGGAGTGAAACTAGATGTAGTAGGAATACCCACTGCTGAGAAATTTGTATCATTTGATCTTGGAAGAGTTAAAATATGATTAACACCATATCCATATCCTAGATTTGATATTTTGAAATTAACAACTGTTGATCCCTGACTTACAACAACATCTGCTCTTGCTTCTGTTCCTCCAACACCGGGTGAATTTCCACTGTAAACGAGAGGTATATCTGAGTATGAAAGTGGTTTATCAATAACAACTTTCATGAGTTGATTAACTTTACCACATCTAGCATAATTATGAGCTCTTGTTGATATACCTGTGTTTACTTCAAATTGAGTTGAGTTAAGAATTCTTAGAACCGTTGATCCATCAAATGCCGGATCTTGTTTACTTGCAGAATTATTATTTGCCCTAGGTGATATTAAAACAGGTTGAACTGTTCCACCGCTAATGTAATTACTGAGAGTAACTCCAGATCCTATGTTAATACTAAATTGAGTAACACTAGCAACACCTGCAACAGAAACACCACAGAACGAATCATCTCCTGATCTTGGGAAAGTATGAGTTGGAGTGCTTCCATTAGATGATGATGACATACCAAGATCATTCAATAAAACATCACTACTCTTTCCAGTAATTGATAAACCATGTGCACTACTTGTAGTTACAGTCATGATTCCTGAAGCACTATGATAAATTGCGCTTTGAACACCTACAGCAGGTGCATAGTCACATGTCAATGCGATTCCAGAAAGAACTATTTCGTTACCAACTATTAATCCATGTGCTGAAGATGTAGTAACAGTTGTAAGACCTGTGATAGATGTGTAACCAACGTTTGTTATATCTCTTGGAATATAGAAAACTCTATCAGTTGTGATTGCCACGCTAGTGATATGACCATCTGAAATTGCTGCAGTTCCAATCGATACAACACCAGAACCACCAAATCTTTCTGTTTGAATTGCAACGTTAACTACTGTTTGAATACCTGCTCTATAACCAGATCCAGTATTACCAATTGATACTGATGATATGGTTCCTGCAGATGACACAACAACTGTTCCACCAGCAGATACTAATGGTTGATATCCGAATCCTCTTGTTGATCCAACAGAAACTATCAAACCACCAACTGGTATTGATGCATTGTTAGGATCTCTTGCAACTGAACTAGCAGAACCTGTCCAAGTTAATTGTGTTCCTGAAGGTTGTGATAGAGTAAAGTCTCCATTTGAACCGGGAGCTTGTAAGATACCATTTATTAATACTAAAGCATTGTTTGTTGAGACACCAGTGATTGATGTTCCATTACTATGAGTTAAATCAAATACTTTTGTTTGTCCGTTAAATCCTTGACTTATATCATCAAACAGATAATTATCTGCGTATGTTTCTTCGGTTCCATTTCTTACACCTGAACGAGTAAAGACTCGACCTTGGAAACTAGATGATGTAGTAATACCAACAAAGTCTCTCTCGTCAGGAGGATTTGTAGTTGAACCAATTGGATTTTTTCCCGGAGGTGCTTCAGTAAAGTTTATTTCATTCTCAATAATATTATAGTTACCTCTTATTTTCTCAACTAATGCACCACTTTCTCTAGCCCTTATCGTTGTTCCTAACCATCCTCTTCTTACTTTTATTGCATTAGTTGTTCCTATCCCAACAGAAACAATTTTCATTATCTCTGCAGTAACTCCACTTCCCACCCTTACATAGTCTGCACCAAAGAATGATGTAATTCCAGTGAAGTGAATAACATCATCTCCAATGGTTGTTGACTTATCTAATGTAGTAGTGACAGAAGTTCCTGCAACAGGTGATTGAATCGCATTATCAATTGCAACCAATACCTTTTGATTAGGATCAATTGCTGTAAATGTATGTGATGTTCCAATACCAACTGTTGATAATCCAACTGGTAGTGCTATTTCTTTTAATGCATTTTGCGCTGTTAAAGCAAGTTGAACTTTGTCTTCACCTTTTTTAATAATGAATACAGATTCAGGCATACTGAATGGTGCAGTATCGATACCAATTGATGTTCCAGCACCCGGTGAGTAATTAACTTTTTGACCACTTGTAAAGAAGTGATTAGGAAGAGTAATTGTATTGTTTGTTAAATCAACTATTTGAGAACTTGAACCATCATATGGTTTTTTGAATATTGGATTACCATTATTCTCAAGAGCAAATTGTCTCTTGATCGCAATATCTGTTCCCTCATAAATTGCAAAACCACTTTCCAATGATGCATTTTGTAAATCCTTAACCGATTCTCCTCCAACTTCTCTTGTAGCCTCTGCTGGAAGTAATGTGTTATTTTCCTCTGGTCTTAATGCATTTAAGAATGTAGTAATTGAAACTCCGATACCAGCATTTGGAACGAACGTTAATTCAGTTATATCACTATCAGATCCAGTTCTTCTTGCACTAATTGTTCCTAATCCTGCAAATGCTGTTCCAACTTTTACATTACCAAATTCAGTCAACATGATGTTTTCTGGATCTGATCCATCAAAGTCATCAATCATAACAACTTCTGCTAACTCATAACTACCATTTAATACATCAGCAATTTGAACAATGCAATAAGCAGCATCATATTCATTACTGTAACTTGCAATACCTACAGGTATTGGTGTCGCACTAGATGAAATACCAGTTGATTGTGCAGACATCTCTGCATATGAGAAATCATATGATCCGATTCCAATATAACCTTCAGTTGCAATACCAATTGCCAATGCATTAATATGTGCAGTTGTCATACCCGCATTTGGAGTATAAGAAAGAACAAGATCATCCCCATCCATGAATGGGAAGTATGTTCCTATATTACCTGTTGATGAGTAAGCATCGACTGAGTGAATAGTTAACTGACCAAACTCTTGGAATCCAACATTAGTTCCATCATGTATTAGATTTACTTGATCATACTCAACACTACCATTTAAAGTTCCACCACCAGCTTCAACACTAACTAATACTTTTGCAGATCTGTGTCCGGATATATTTGTTCCAATACCACCTAGCGTGAAGACCGTCCCTGCTGCCCCTCCAGCGATTGTAACGGCAGTTGTGGCAATACTTATTAAAGATCCATTAAGACCTGTTGTAGGGTTAGCAGGTGCTGCTGGAAGGGTCGTGCTACCACATGATACTGTATCAGTTGATATACCTAATTTTTGAGCATCAATTTGATAAGACCATAATACAACATTATAATTATTAAGTTTGAATTTATTTGGGAAGTATCTTAAAACAGATTCATTACCATCAATAACATAATCGAAAGATCCTAAATCGAGAACAGTATCAATATCACCATACTGATTAAGCATGGTTTGACCTCTTCCTGTATCATGAAGAGTATTTACGATTGTTATTTGTCTTTCACCAGTAAACAATCTATCTGAAACAAGCGCAAAGAACATCTGAGTTCTACCATCAGATAGTTTATTACGATACACATCTGCATATCGAGTTGTTCTGGGGTTGTTATTAAAGATATTACTGAAGTCATCAATTTGAACAACTCTATTTGAAACAGATTCTGCAAAGTCAGTGATTAATCTTGAACTAAAGTTTATTTCATCTGATAGTGGTTTTGTTAAACCAACCAAATAATTTTCAGTTGCTAGATCAAAATTGTATTCACGGTGTATACTTTCTACACCAATTAGATCAACTAAAGTTGTAACAACACTTTTTGAAGGATCGATATTAGATAATTTATTCGATGATGATGATAATTGATCAGACTCGATTTGTAGGTCACTAAACTTTTTAAATCCTGCTGTATGATTTAAAGAACTGACAGTATTTTCCCATTCTTTAATTTGAACTTTTGATTTTATAGAATATGAGAAAGCCTGATAATAATCATTGTCATGAACTCTTTGTAATTCATCATTTAAGAAACCAGTTTTATACTCCCATCCATTTTCAACTTCAGAGAAGTAATCAAGATCATAATGACTACCAAATTTTACAATCTCTTTTATTAAACCCTTCGCTCCTGTTGGTGATGAATATGTTTTGTTTCCAACTCTCTCACCACGGAATCTTACTTGTTCTATAAGTTGATTGTTTTCAAATTCTCTAGAACTTTCAACTGTTAGATACTTAGATGAATTATTCCAATCAAAAACAGTTCCTGTAATTTTAGTTCCAGTTGAATCGACACTTTCTACATCATCACCTTTCCTAAACTCATTAGGTTGTAATTTAATATCAAATTGTGGGAACCACTTGTCAGGTATTAATGTCGTAACTGAATTTACAGAGTCAAATACACCGGGGAAATCTACGTTCTTTGTCAAATAGTCATTCATACTATATTTGACCGTTCCTATTCCACCATAGTTTGGTGTTACCTCGATAATTTCAAATCGAGCAAAATCATAATTTGCAGAGTTAAATCCAGATGCTGTTGATCCGACACCTACACTAGCATTTTCAACTAAAACCTTATCACCAACAGTAAATGGGAAGGGATCTATGAATGTTCCAGAAAAACCAACTACACCACTAAATGAATTTTTAATAGTTGCAGTAACAGAATTATCTGTAGCAGTATATGTTAAATTTGAAACTCTTATTCCATTAGAATTACCTGTAGGAATAATTGTTGGAGTTGATGCATTCATCGACTCACTATTCTCCAAAATCTCTACAAATAATTCATCAGGTTTGAATCTTAAATCAACATCAGTAATTTGTTTTTTAGTTACACCATCAATAACCACGAGATTCGGATCTTGAATATACCCAACACCAAGCGATGTAATTCCAATTGATCTAAATCCTGTTAGAGGAGTTATTCTTAATACTTGTGGGAATAATACGTCTGGTCTTAAAGTAGGATCTGATGGATAGTCAAAACCTATATTTTCTAAAGTAGTTTTTGATACTTTACCTATTGTTGAACTAAATGTTTCAATTATTGCACCATCTCCAACATCCGATGTAATAGTTGTGATTCCGGGAATAGAAAGATATCCACCACCACGATCAGTAAGGAATAGTTGATCAATTCCACCATACGCTGTTGTTGATATTGTAGAATATTTTAATTTAGATGATGATGATGTGTATGATGTAGATTCGGGAATTGAACTTATATCATATATGAATGTTGTATTCCCTGTTGATACAATATTAAATTGACCGTTATATTCACTATTTTTAATAATGAGTTGATTATTTAAATCAATTTCATTATCTACAACTATTTCTTTATTTTCATTTGTATTGTCATTACTATTAACTGCAACTAATTTGTAGTATAATAATTTTGGTGTGTTTTTGTCTACTTTTAAAGTTAGTTTTGCATTTGATGTAACACCAGTTGTTCCTGTTCTTGTTACTTCAAAAGTATCAGTCTTTCCACTTGTTTCATAATTTTGACTTAAATTTACATCCTTGTATAACTCAAATTTAAATGCAGGATAACTTGTTGAACTTTGGACATATGATAAAGAAGAATCAGATAAATCAAAATTAACAGTCGAGTCTCTATAGAATTTAACTGGAGGATTGACAGGTGATAGAGTTCCAGCTGTTGTTATAGCAACTTTT